AGCCTCTACAGGCTCGATATGCTCGTTAAGGTGTGTGGTGATGGATTGATTTGGGAAGCTCATTGGAGTGCTTTTTTAATGAGATTTTGTTGGTCTCTAACGGCGAAGTTGAATCCCTTAACAAGTCCTTGGTCGTATACATCATTCTGGCTTGCTGGGACTTTATCAAATTCTAGCTTTGTTTCTTCCAGTAATTCAGTGAATTTTTGGCGGTAGAATTTCTTGATCTCATTAGGTTGTGAATTTTCAGGGAATCGCCAACCTGCCTTAATCCATTTATTAAATTTAAATTGTTTATCAAATTCTTTTTCTATTTGAGAGATATTCATATATTTGGATAAATAATGGTGTTTATTCTGGCTTCTCGTTCTAAATCTTCGATACTGGTATGTTCAGCGGTGGTATAGCCGTATTTCTTGACCATAGCGTGACGATGATTGGAGGAGAACATATTGTCTATTGCTTTTTTAGGGATATATTGTAAGGGCATGGTTATTTGTTAATTTCTTTAATAATTTCGTTCATTTTATCCATTAGGACTTCAATATTATTTCTTGTTAAGTCTGGGACGGATCTGTTGTTATAGCCATCGGGGATGGTTATACAATCCATATCCCAAGTATCTAATTCTTTAATCATTTTTAGTGAAATTCAATATCTTCTTGATGAGCACTTTTAGGCTTATTATCAGGTTTATCCTTTCGGACTGATCCGGCATTTTGCCAGCAGCGACCAAAGGATAAGGCGCAGGCGGTGACTTCTTCGTGGGATTTGTGAGAGTGCATATTTTTCGTATTTAATACTCAGGATAAAAATTCGATTTTACTAACTTATTTTCACTTAATATCCATTCTTGCTTAGATTCTGTATCATATAGCACACAACCATTTCCCCAATATTTGATACTTTCCTCTGCTTCTTTAAATGTTTCGCAAGCTTCAAATATTGTAGCTCTGTTAATATTTGTTGGGTATCGAGCGTCAAAGATTAAAAAACTCATATTTACCAAACTCTATTTAATTGAATAAAGAATAGTGCGTACACGACTATAACGACACTTATTTCCAGCCAGTCAGTCCAGTTCATTTTCTTTTTAAGAGGTGCAAACGGCTTGTGATTGGTGAAGATACCTTTTGTGTAGATTAGGTTCATGGGATTATTTGTTAATTGAAGAATTCCAAATTCTACAGGCTATCCACCCAATGACTACACCTACTAAATAAACAGCAATGAAATCTAAGGACATTTGTTTGTGAGTTCCGAGCTGTAAGCTCTTTATTTGTTAATTTCTTCAATGGTGATTAAAAATGTGCTTTGTTCGTTACTAACCAAGTATTGGTCAGCAAAGTCTGGATTTATAACAGCTTCTACTGAGTAGTTTTCTTCAAGGGCTTTAGTGATGATTTGATTGATAGACATTGTTGTGGGGATTTCTTGGCGAGTGCCAGTTACTTATTGATTGGTAACTTAATCATAACATGCGTGCAGAAACCGTCAATACCCTCTAAAACCTAATAAATACAGGTATTTCACAGAGTTATCCACTGTTTTGAACGCATAAAAAAAGTATTTTAATTTATTGAAATTCGGTGTATTATGAACGGCAATAAATGTTATGACTGATTTAGAAAAGATAGTTTATACAGCTTGTCTTACGGTAATAGGGGGAATATTTATTGCTGTAATTGGGCAGGTTTTCGTAAAATTTATTATCGAACCAATGCAAGCGCAATCAATTCTTATCGGCGAAATAGCAAACTCTCTGGTTTTATATTCTAATGTCGGTGCAGCCGTAGAGCCATATTATTTCAAACAGATAAAAGCGGCTGAAAAGCTAGAAGAACCAGAAAAAAGCATTGTCATTAAAAGATATGAAGAAATACTGCAAAACGGTTGGAAGAAATCAGATGACGCTGCTGAAGTTTTACGACTACAGGCAAGCAAGCTTATGGGGCAAACCTATGCTATTCCGCAATATTGGCTTTTAGCTCCAATTTTTAGAAAGCCATCACCAGAAGATGTTCTAAAGGCTTCAACAGAATTGATTGGCATGGCAAACTCGACTCATAAAGGCGATTCTCAAGATGATAGGATACGCAAGATTGCTAAACTCCTTAAAATTAGAATCCTTATTGAGCGTTTTGGAGAACCGAAAGATTAGGATTTCTACCTCTTGACCGGATTCAGATTTCCTTCATACTTACTATATGAAGCAGTCTCTTACTCAACAACTCATTGAGGACATTATTGTTAAAGAGAAATGCACTATTGCAGAGGCTTGGGAAATTTACCGGAGGAAATACGAGGATAAAGAGCTTGATCCGAAACTTATTGATTAATAATATCGATTACGGATTTTTGTTGAAGTCTTCTTATTTCTGAGTAGGAGCTTAAGGAATACCAAGCCATAAAAGCTAGTGAAAAGATTATAACAAGCCATGCAATAGCCATAGTGGGGTTCCAGCGGTAATTTCGTATCTCGGTATTTTGTACAAACTTAATAGGATGGGCAGTACTAAATTCAACGAGACCATGATTTTTATTCTCATTTGGCACCACAACCAAGATTTCAAATGAATATGTATCGCTTCGGTTAAATGGTGTTAATGTAAAGTCTATGTCGCTACTCGGTTGCTGCAAATTGACTTGAGAAACAGTTGCAATATGCGCTCGGTCAGGTGGTTCAGATTTTACATGAATAGCTTGATCTCCCCCATTGTGAGTAATTCCAAATGTAAACGATGGATAATCTTCATTTCCCTTATTCGTTACAATTATATTGGCAAGCATAAGGTTGTCGAACTTTTCCACCTTATTCCCATCTTCAAGCGTAATATAAGCCTTTAAATCACTTTTTATTTGATTATCAGCACTGAATACGTGAAAGAAAGCAACGTGTCGGGCAATCGGTTGAATTCTATTCCGGTAAGCACTAATAAAGTTAGTTAGAACGGCACCGCCCAGCCCGCCGCACAAGACTGCTACTATCAATGCAATATATTTTAGATAATCGTCCATAGCTCAATTACATTTTGATAAATAAAATAGCACAAAATTTCATAAACCAATTAATTACCATAGCGAAGACAATTCAATTTTTAATAATTTAACAACCCCAATCAAAAGAAAAAGGATGAGCGCAATTCTCAGAATTACATGCTCAACCTTACTAAATATATCTTTTTGTTCTGACATTTGATTCACCTCTCCATTAAAAGAATTAATGAATCAAAACCAAGAAAATAGTAGTGCCATCCAAACACCAGTGTCAAGCGTAAAAAAGTCTAATTGAAGCCAGTTGCAAGTTATTTTGCCCAAATAGCGCATAACCTCAAGTCCTTCTTTAAGTACTATTTATAATAGAATTGATACTGTTCAACAATAAAATAGACAGACTCTAGGACTATCTATATGCAATCGAAAAATATTTTCTTAATTATTTCCACAGGCTGAGGAATAATCCTTTTCCCAAATTTGTATCAATTAACCCACCCTATACATGAAAATCGGCTCCCCAACCCATCGTAAGGAATACTTACAAAATCTCATCAAAAACTACCAAGAAAACATCTGGACTGATGAAATCAATATCTTTCGCTATGAAACTGAAATAGCTACCCGAGGCGAAGAAATCAAGGAAATCGAAAAGAAGCTCGAAGCCAAGGAATACCAGTCAGCCAATGAAGGCAATAAGCTCAAATTCGTTAAAGAACGTGAAATCGAACATTTGAAGAAAGCTATCACCGAACTTGAAGACAAGATTAAAACATGGGTAGAGCGGATCAGATTCGTTGAAGTTATTCAGAAGTCGGAAAGTTCTAAAAAAGATGGCAAGACCAAGTAAATTAGATGATTCAGTTGTCAGTAAACTCGAAGAGGCTTTTGCTATTGATGCTACTGTCGAAGAAGCTTGTTATTATGCCGATATTTCCAGAGATACCTATTATCGTTGGATTAAGGAAAATCCGGCATTATCTGACAAATTCGACAGGCTGCGGGAACGTCCTGTACTTACCGCTCGTCAAACTGTTGCAAATTCATTATCGAATCCTGAAATAGCTAAATGGTATTTAGAACGAAAGAAAAAGTCTGAATTCTCTTCACGCAGCGAATTAACGGGTAAAGACGGTGAGCCTATAGGCGGTTTATCCGACGAAGAAAAAGCTAAATTACTCACCCTCCTTGAATCTTCCAGCACTCAACAAAGTAATCAACGGCAGTAGAGATGAACGCGTTTTTTTATGTGAGCATGATTTCTCTTTATTCGCTGCCTATTACTTTAATGAATACATAAAATATCCGTTTGCTCCGTTTCATTATGATATGTTCCGGGACTTGAAAGATTTGCGGGAAGGCGTGATTGATGAGCTTGCATGGATAATGTTTCGGGAATCTGCAAAAACCAGCTTTGCCAAAATATTCTTCGTTTACCTGATTTGCTACAAATTATTTAAATATCCAAACGCCGACTCTTTTGATAAAACTAACTCTGAAAACCTTTTATTCGATGTTGTAACTATTTTCCAAACTAATAAGAAAATAAAAGCCGATTTCGGAGAATTGTATAACAAAAAGCGTGATCCGCAGGAAGCGAGCATTAAGCAAATAAACAACTTTCTAACCAATAATGGAATTAGGGTTGAAGCTCACAGCACACAGGAATCAGTGAGAGGAAGATTATTCCAAGACCAACGCCCAGACTTCGTTTTACTAGATGATTTTGAAACCAATAAGACTAAAGATTCAGTAGCCTATACTCAACAAGTAATTAAACATATTGATGAATTTAAAACCGGACTAGCACCTCGCCATAGAGTTTTATACCTCTGCAATTACATCACCGAACTTGGATCAGTCCAAACATTAATTGACCGAGCCAAAATTGATCCCAACTTGAGAATAAGAATGGTTGGCGCTGAGGAAAACGGTCAACCGACATGGAAAGGCAAATACGTTATGACTGACGCAGAATTACCGCTTGATAATAAAGAAAGAGAAAATCCCATTGTTTCTTTAGAATCAAAAAAAAGATCACTTGGTTCTAGCGTATATTCAGCCGAAATGCTCAATCAGCCGACTGATGAAGAAACCCAAGAATTTAAAAAACATTTATTTATCCCGATTTCATGGGAAGCAGTTAGAGCCAAATCAACTCGAAATTTCATAACAATTGATACCGCTGTTTCAGAGAAAGCCGAAGCTGATTTCACCGGAATTACTCGAAACTATGTTGACCGAGAAAATAAATGGAATATCAAAGCCAGGCGATACAAGATAAATTCCGCCCAGCTCATTGACCTGTTGTTCCTTCTCTATCGTGAAGATAAGCCAGAGCTGATAGGCATTGAAAAAACTGTCTTCTCGCAAGCGATAAAACCGTTTCTCGATGAAGAAATGAGAAAGCGCAATACATTCTTACCGATTTATGAACTCGACCACCAACAAACAGCCAAACACACTAGAATTAGAGGGTTGTTACCCAGATACGAAAGCAAATCAATATTTCACATCCAAGGCGAATGCGACGATTTAGAAGGAGAATTACTCCGATTTCCCAAAGCAGTAAACGATGACGTTATGGACAGTGAAGCCTACCAATTACAAATAGCCAAAGCCCCTGACATAGAATCCCCAATGCCGCAGCAAGAAGATCCAAATGACGATATTTACG